ATTAATTTTTAATAATTCTAAAGCGGTAAGGCTCATATTTACTCACCTCCTTCGCCTTCTCCTTCTGATTCACCTGAATTATTAGCATTTGAATTTACATCTGGTTTATCTTCAGGAATAGTTATATCCGCAAACTGTTTTAATTCTTCAACAGCACTTTCTTTGACTTCGAATTCCTGTCCAGGTCTAAGATGGTTACCTCCATATTTTATAAATTGTTTTGCTACAGCCTTATAACTCTTTTCTGCTTCTTTCTTTTTTCCAGCCATAATTAATACACTTCCTTCCATAAAATAATAAGAGAACAGCTTAGCTGTTCTCTTCTATGCTACAGTTCCAAAGAAACATTCATCTGCATGTTCAAAACTAGGCATACCTAATTGTGACACCTTAGTTTCTACAGTAACAGGATCTTTCTTTCTCATAGTTGTTACTGCAATCCCAGTTCTAATTACAGAGCAATCACTATCAGAGTCATACATTAAATCTGCTTCTTCTGGAGTAGTACCATAATAAGTATTACCTAAAATTCCTTCAGGCATTAATGTAATATGATTATCCGGATAATATTGTTCTTCACTTCCATCAGGTAATTTATAAGTACCACTTACTATTGCAACAGATAAATCAAGTTTATTTTTTAAATAATTCTTAATTATTGCATCTGTAAGTATTGTTGCACCATCTTTATCTATATCAAGTTTTATTGCTTTATTAAGCTTGATATAGCCAAATGTCTTACTTGTTAATACCATTCTCTTTGGTACTGGATATCCTCCATTAGCCATCAATGTCTTCCATCTTTCAATGTCTCCAACAATATCTGCATCAGAATTGCTCCATTTATCATCATTAGTTAAAGTTTCCTTATGTTCGTCTGGAACTCCAAAATCAAATACAATATCTGCATCATCACTAACAATATTGATTACTCCTGTAGCTAATGCTTGCATTCTCATTCTTTCCATCTGCATATCTCCACCATCTACTAAATCAAGATAATTATCATAAATCTGACCTAATATAAGTTTCAATGTAGCACTATTTTCTGCTTGTGCAGCCATTAAAAGTTGCTGTCTATCTTCTTCTGATACAAGAATACTTTCTTTAAAGAATGGCATTCTTTTCTTTTCTACATCAACTGTAGCCTTTAATGCTCTTACCTTTACAGCAACATCAAAAGCTGATGGTCTTAATACTACTGGTTTTCTCTTTGAACCTTTTATATATTTTAGATCCATTCCAAATTGTTTTTTTCTTGGGAATAATGCTTCTCCAATTAATGTTTCTGCTGGCAAGTTTGTTATATATGTTGCAATTTCTTTTGAGCTTATAAAGCTTCTCCAATCTAACATTATCCAGTTCCTCCTTCTTATTTAAACAAATAAAATCATTTTTAATGATGTTTTTACATCATTAGTAACACTTGTTGGTAGTCCTGTAGACTTTACAAATCCAAATACAGTTAATGGAATACTTTCATTCCCATTGCTATATGTGAAATTTATGTCTCTATAAACTAGTCCAAAAGTTTTATCAGCTGTAACAGTTGTTCCATCTACAAATTTTCCATCTGCAGAAATAGGAGTTCCTGCTTTTAATACTCCATCTTCTAAAATTGATGTAACATCTGATTTTGAAATTTTTACAGGGATATTTTGAAATAGCTCTCCTGCAACTGCTAGTAAAGATTTATTTTCTCCAAATATAGTTTCTTTCTTTTCTAAACTCATTATTTTTCACCTCCTTTAAATGCTACTCAAAGAATTTCTTTTGAACTTCTGCATTAGTTTCAGTTTTTGACTTTGCAAGTACAGCTCCAATACTACCTTCAGTATTAGTCTCTATTAATGAACTTGTTGCCTGTGTAGTAATGATTCCAGTACCTGCGGCCTTATCATCTTTCTTTGCAGTATCTTCTTTAAATAAATACTTATCAGATTCTTTTAATGCATTAATCTGTTCCTCAAGTCCTATGAAGTTATTTCCATCTCGAGTTATCTTAGAAAAATCAAGTGCTTTCTTTAGGATACTTACATTTTGAGGATTATAACTACCTAATTTTTTTTCTAATACATTTTCAAATTGGATTTTTTCTAATTCCTTTGAGTACTTTTCTGCGTCTACTTTATTCTTTTCTTTCAAATCATCAATTTCTTTTGATAATTCTTCATTATCTTTAACTTTATCTTGAATTGCTTCTAAGTCTTTATCTCTCTTTTTTACATCTTTCTTATACTGATCTCTTTCAGATTTAACTGAATCATAATCAGATTTTTCAACGTAGTTATCACTATTTACTAAATCTACATCCTTATATTTAGTTTTAATTTCTTCTGGTATGCTCTTATATGAATCTCCTAAAATTTCATTTAACTTTGGCATTTTATAATCGCCCTCCTTAATTTTTTGTAAAATAAAAAGCCTTATCTCTAAGACTCTGCTAACGATTTTGAACTTAATAATATAGGTGGATGAGTATCGCCCATACACGCAAAATATATTTTTCCTGTTTTCTGTACCTCTTCTAATT